CCACCACAGAGCCGCTGGAGATTTGAAATCCGGTGATGTTGCCCACCAGCGGGAAGCCAGCAGGAATTGTCTTGGAACTCCAAGTGCCGGAGATACCGAGGCCGGTGATGGAAGTGAAAACGGTGGGTTCAGTGGGAATCAAACCAGACCACGCACCGGTTTGTGCGGCAGTACTGGTAACCAACGAGAATCCCTCTCGTCCCATTGAATACTCGGTTGCGATGTCTGCTTGAACGGCCATTTTGTTTTTCGGTTAGAGGGGAGGCCGCCGGAGATTTCCAGCAGCCTCCCCAATTTGAACGGTTAACCTTTGCGAACTTTCGGTGCTAAAGCTCCCTGCATCCACAGTACGAGTTTGCCTCCCTCAGGAACAGAAGCAGTGTTGAAATTAGTGCGTTGGAGAGCCGCATCAATTTCGGGACCAGATACCAGCTTAGTCTTGCCAGTCTTGTCCACTGCTATGGTGGTTGCGATACGCATATCCTTTAGGATTAAGCGGTGATCAGAACTTCGGCTTGCGTCTTATCGCCAGCCGCAACACCAAACATGATGTCGTAAGAAGCCATGTGGCTACGGGTAGCGCGGCTGTACCAGACGGACAGCAAGACCGAGAGACCGTTCTGGCTCTCAACAGTGCGCTGCTCGACAAACTCGCCAGCGATCATGCCAACCGGCAGACCGGAAGCGATAGCGATAGCATCACGCCCACAAACGAAGCCAGCGGTGTTAGCAATCGCGCCAGTCCAGTCGTTCTGCTCAAAGATGCCTTCAAAGCCAAACAGACCGTTGTTTAGCGGACCATAGCGAGCATCAGGGAATGTGTTCGCGGCAGCGGAGAACTGGAGACGAGCCAGATGTCCACCATCCAACAACAAGAGCTTCTGGCGATAGTTCTTAGCGAGAGCCAAGATAGCAGGGAGGTCGCTAGTGTCGAAGTTGGAAGCAGTGCAAATCGTAGTTCCCGCACCGTAGTTGGCAGAGGTCATCACAGCGGTAATCTTCTTAGAGATACCGAGAGCAAAGACATCAGCGGAACCGGCAGCGAGATCAGCGAGCGCAAACCCCTGATTAAGTTCAGCTTGAGTGACGGTGAACAGCTTGCTGATCTGGTTAACAGTGACGGCAGTGGCAGCAAGCTCACTATCGTTGCTGGTCTCAAAGTTGGTCGCGTTATCAACCGTCGCAGACGAACCGCTCTGGACGAACTTTTTGACCTGAACGCTGGCTTTAGGACGCAAGTTGTCGAGACCGACATTGCGAGTGAAGGAACCAACCATCGCCAACTTGGTCGCCATCTCGGTGATGACAGCATCAGCGAGATAATCCACAACCAGACCGGCAGCGAAGGTGTTCGCGTTCTGGGGAGCAATCAGCTTGTTCTGACGGAGCAGTTCGCTGTGGTTCTCAATCAAGAACTTGCGACGATCAGCACCAGCGCGGAGAGACTTGTGCTTCTCCAAGAGCGGGTTGCCGAGGTTCTCAATAACAGCTCGCACCGGCTCGGGAGCGGGAGCAGCGGCGGGAGCCTTCATGCTGGCTTCCAGCGCGGAGAGCTTAGCCATGATGGTAGCGAGATCAACGGAAGCGGCAGGAGCAGCCGCAGCCGTCACAGTAGTAGTGTCAGACATATGTGTGTCGGTTGTTTGTGTTGGTTGCGGCAAAGAAGCTTTGCCAGTTTCGCTGATAGCTTGATTGCCATCGGCAGAAAGTTTGTCGTCTAGGGATTCGTCTTCCTCCCCTTCCTCACGCTCAATTTGAGCGTACAGAGCGCGGAACCAATCGCGTCCAGCAGCACCTCCCCAAAGGTTAGCTGCTACGTCAGCGGGACTGTTAGGCTCTGCCTCAAGAAAGCGTTCGTTGCGTCCCCACCAAGCGTTCGCTTTTTGGACCTTATCTTCGGTGGGAGCTTCACCAGCAACGAGTGATTCAGCCTCAAGAACCGTCTGCTTTTCCAAACCTTCACCAGCAAGACCTTCAGCGTATTGCTCAAGACCACGACGAAGGTTGTTCTTGACCGTCTCGGGAGCCGTCTTCGTAACCGCTCGGGGATGCCACTTTGCAGCCATCGCAAGCTGTTTGATAGGCTTGTCCACCAAGCCAAAAGCAATTGCTTCAGGAGTGGTAAACCAAGTCTCCGCTTTCATCGCAGCGCGGATAGACTCGGGAGAGCGACCGGTCTTCTTAGCGTACACTCCAACCAAGACTTCAGCGTGTTGATCCAAAGCGTCGGCCATTTTCCGCATATCTTCCGAAGTACCGGAAGCCATACCGGACGGGTCGTGAATCATCATCAACGCAGCATCGGCCATCTCAACATTATCACCAGCAAGCGCAATGATCGAAGCAATGGAAGCCGCAATGCCGACAACGCGAGTAGTCACCGGAGCGCGACGACCGCGCAACTGGTTGTAAATCGACAACCCATCCCAAACGTTACCACCGGGAGAGTTAATCTCTACCAAAAGCGGACCATTGCCCACTTCGTTGAGAACGTCAGAGAACTGCTTACCAGATAGACCGCCACCACCAAACCAATCCTCACCAATCTGGTCGAAGATTTGAATGGTCGCAGTCTCACCAGCGGAAGCCGCTGGAGCGTAATAAAGCCAGTCGCTTTTCTTAGTGAAGCTCATTCTGTTTTCTTAGCTCGCGGCTTGCGTTGTTTCTTTACTACAGCAGTGACAAGCGTGTCGTCAACTACAGGAGAAGCGTCCCCACCTTCAGGAGCAGCAACAGGAGCGGGAGCGTCGTCCTCTGAATCAATTGCAATAGCTGCAACCGGAACACTCGGAGCTTTCTCTTTCTGGATTGTGGAAATCTCAGAAACATCCAATCCGTACTTTCCAGCCAACTGACGAACGAACAAAGCTTGCTGTGCTTTTGACTCTAGCGAAGAACGCCAATCCAATCCACGCGCACCGTAAACCTCATCATATGTCACAATGCCAGCTTCCAACTCAGCCAACTGAGCAGCGGAATTGCGGCCAACATCGACATTTGGAGAGCGCGGAGCGGTAATCGCTACTTCGTACCAGTCAGCAGGAGCATCATTCAGCGTAGGATCGCTCTTGATGGCGTATTCCATGACGTACTCGTAAATACGTCGAGCAGCCGAAGACATCACTTGATGTCGGGACTTAAACCAAACTGCCGACATATCCAGCGCACCGCGATAAACGGTTCCCTGCATCGACTCTGGATAAACAAGAACGTAAGGAATACCAACGCCAGCACAGACCTTTTCGGTCAGTTGCCGCCAGTATTCGCGCATATTAACACCGGGACGCTCTGTGGCGAACTGCTCAAATGAATCACCGTTCTTCAGCACTTTAACAGCAGAGCCAAATACTTGCTCGTAGTAGTTCTCAGCGGTGTTCTGAGTGGTTCCAGCAGTACCAGCGCGGAGATTGCTAGCTTGGACCTCACCGGAAACCGTCTTAACGATCTGAGCGACGGAAGCACCAAGCTTACAAGCTTCCATCTCCAGCTTTTGCAAGTCGTCGAGATCGTGAAGATCGTTGATAACGCAGCTAACAAACGGAAGACCTCTTAGCTGACCAGCGCGGTTTGGCTCGTAAATGTGGACAACCGAGTCAGACCCAATCGAGCGGACATCAGTCAGATTACCCTGAGTCTTTTCGTTACCGATAAAGTAAGCGATTGCGCGACCAGTGCGCGGATCAAACCGGATACCGTCAAACACGGTCTCATCTGGCTGCATTCCAGTTGGAGTAGCAATTGACTGAGCTTCCAGCAACTGCAAGCGCGGTCTGCCGCTATCACCTTTTGTTAGGAGAATAAAGCTCTCACCGTCAAAGAACCAACCGCGAGCGGCTTGAGACATCAACGTGCCAAACGATTGGCGAGAGCTAATGTCGGGATATCGGGACCAGATATCCCAATACTTCTTAGCTTTGAGATTCCAATCTGGATCGCTTGAAGCCGGTTGAACTGAGAAATTGGAACCAACAGTGTAAGACTCAAACAAGTCTCCCAATCTGTTCATTATCGCGTTGTTCTGTTCAAAGAACCGCGATTTGCGCACAATGGCTTGACGGGTCGAACTGGTTACGTCAAAGCGAGCCGAAGTGTAAGACGTATCGAGATACGAACGACGCAGCGACTGACCGGCTCCTTCGTACTTGTTAACGGGAGAAGGAAACAGTTTGTTGGCTATGGTTTGCAGGATTCCCATTAGCTCATTCGAGTTGTGGCCTCACGCCGAAATTGCGTGAAATCACCATAATACCGAGTGGTTGCAACAAGAACACTGCCAAGCATCTTGTTGTAAATCTGGAGATCGGACGGACTGGTGATGCCGTCTCCATTCAGGAGAACCACAGCGTAATCGTAATCACTAAGCAGTGATTCCCACATTTCCAGCATCTCACCAGCGGAAGCGGAACCTTTTCCGGGTTCAGCGAACTCAACCGAAACATCAGAACTGGAAGTGCTGCGGACTAGCTGACCAGACTCCAGAGTGTTAGCCGCAACAGTAAGCTTTGCAGTCAAAGCTTGAAGCAAAGTCAAAGCACCAAGACTTGCGTATGTTGTACGCAAATATGAACGCTTAGTTGCTACGGTGTAAGTCACCACTGACGGGACTATTCACACAGCAGTCTCAGTGTCAAGCGGCAGAAGTTTCCGCTGTGCTGGATCTCAGGTCATTCCACAACATCACCATTGCTAATTGCATGATCTCGCAATCGTGCAAGTGATCCGGCCAACGAGTATTTCGCTTGAACCACAAGTGCTTGATTCGACCGGAGCGGTTAGCTGTTGGCTTTAGGAGATGGCTGTCCAAGTGCTTCCAGTATGTATCAGAATCTGCCGCAAATGCCCCCTCAGCCTCAAGCGGTGCTGGTAAGCTGCAAACGGTCCATTGGTTAGTTTCCGATCCTTTACGGAGCCGCTGGAGAACGTCCCGCATATGCTCAGTGTCAAAGACCAGCAACGGCTGGACGACATCAGTACGCATTGACGTTGAGGTCGTGATTCCGAAGGGATGGATCGAGCCGGTCTTGCTGGTGAACCGCGCACCAGTCTCTCGGCCTTTCATTGGCAACCAGCCGATTAACATCGGCTTCCGCAGACCTCCCTCCGGTGGGTAGCGCAAGCCGCAGGGATAGGTTATCGGAGAGTTGCTGAGTTGTGAAAACTCCGCGCAAGCATCATAAACCGCTTGTGTGTTGTAACCGGAGTCAATGCCGACATCCATGTCATGGACTTTGTAATGCAGTTGGATGCGTCGCAGAGCGGCAAAGTCATCAGCGTGACCAGCCGCAACCAGTCTTGAGTTTCCGCCGGACCACTCTCGGCAGACCCACCACAAGAACGGAGCGGCAGCTTGTACGTCAGCGGTGAGGTAGCGTCTGGCTTCTGGCATCTCGGCATCAGAGACAACCTCCACTCGCTCCTGTTGGGTCTCTTGGTTTTCCCACGGCTCAGACAACATTCCGTTTATGAATCCCTGCAACCCCATCATCGAAGACTTCGCTTCCAAGAATGCGACCGCGAGATTTCCCCAAGTGCATTTGCGATCCGGCGAGTAGAGGCTGGAGAGATGGTAAGAGCGGACGCTTGGGAGGCTCGCTTTGTTCTCAGCTATCCAGCGACCATGACGCAGCGCGGCAACCTTCTGGCTGTCGGTAATCTTCCCCTGACAAAGCTGGCAGACGTAGTGGGCAGAAGTCCGTATCTGCTGCCAATCGGGTCTTCCCTCTTCTGTCTTTGCATTGTCCCAAGTGACTTGCCTCCACTCCAGCTTGATCGGCTCTTTGCAATGCGGACACGGGATGTAGAAGCGTCGCTGGTCTCCTCTCAAATACCGCTGCCAGATTCGTCCCTCTGAGGTCGTCGGAGTGCTGGTGAAGAACGCTTTGGAGCTTGAGAACGCTTTGAGCCGCTGCTCGGCAAGATCCAGAGCGTCGGCTTCCTTTGCGGTAGCGTCCGCGAACTTGTCCACCTCATCACCAACCAGAATGCGGACGGGTCGAGACGCTAGATTTGCCGGTGAGTTGGACCCGACAAAGGTCAGCGTGCATCGGTCAAACTGCTGCTCAAGATTGGTGATCTGGTCTTTGTCCGTTGGGAACCGCGCAACCATTGCTGGTGAGTCTTCCAGCATTGGCAACCAGCGGGACTTGGAAAAGCTGCGAGCAAGATTCTCGGAAGGCATCAGCCACAGCGCGGGACTTGGTTCAACGTCGATAGACCAAGCCAGACCAGCCATCAGAGTGGTGGTCTTA